GCATAATACGAGATAATTCATTTTTTGTTTGACAATGCGTAAAAAAGAAGTAAAACTATACGCATCTGACAATGTTATTGAGGACTTCTACAGTACACTCGCAGACTATGACCAAAAAGCGATGTACAAAGTTCACATACCTAAATCAGATGTTTTCTATGTTCGTAAAGCCATAGAGGTTACTACAGGAATTACCTATTCGCTAGACCATGTGGAAAGGGCTATGTTCCTAGAAGGACATTTACGCAGGGATGAAGTCCTAGATCCAGACAGACCAAGAGGGTATTGCTCATATGACACCGCAAAAAAAGTTTCAACAACACAGTGAGTACGAGGATTACGACTTGGATGGTGACGGCATAGTGACAGACGAAGAATTGGCACACGCTAAAGAGATTAACAAGACTGAGGCAGACTTGCGAAAACAAAAAGCGCAACGGCGTATGGCAACAGGTACTCTAATTGGTATGGGTATATTTACTGGGTCTATGTTTTTCATGCCGATTGGACATATTGAGGCACTCTCCGACATTTCTAACTTGTTTTACATCTCTGGAGCAGGTATAGTAGGCGCTTACATGGGAACATCCGCTTGGATGTCCAATAGAGACAAGTAAGAGAGGTAAATATGTCAGACAACGTAATTAACATAAATAAGAAAGACTACAAAGTAGACGACCTAGACAATAAGTCTAAATACATAGTAGCACAGATAAGAGATTTAGAGGGCAAAGTAGCTTCTGCTAAATTTCAACTCGATCAGCACGAAATAGCTAAGCAACAATTCGTGAACATGCTTATCAATGCCGTAGAAGGTAAAGCTAACGGTAAAGATACCTAGTATGTTTAATATTGCAGGAACATTAATATCTTCAGTTGGCAGTTTAGCCTCTACTTACCTAGACGGTAAGGTTGCAGCCAACAAAGCTGAAGCACAGATTCGCTTGAAAGAGGCAACAGGCGATATAGATTGGGATCTAGCTGCTATTAGGGCTTCACAGAGTTCGTGGAAAGACGAATGGATCACTATATTGTTTTCTATTCCTCTAGTACTGTCCTTCTGTGGCGATTGGGGTAGGGAAATAGTGGCAAATGGCTTTTCTGCTCTTGCAGGGATGCCTGATTGGTATCAATACAGCCTTGGCGCTGTAGTTGCAGCCTCTTTAGGAACAAAAGGCGTATCTAAGTTCTTTGGCCCTAAGAAGAAGTAATGGATCATGGAGGGTTTCTCTTAAAATATACAGGAGAATCCCCCATAAAATTGGTTAAATTTAGAGCAGCCTATCTAGGTGAACGAAAAATACCCTTAGATAGACTTAATAGTAAAAGGAAATACAGGAATGGCTTATACACTGTCAAGCAGATCACTAGCGAAACTAGAAGGGGTAAACGATAGCCTAGTTAAGGTTGTCAAGAAGGCGATTGAACTCACTAAGATAGACTTCGGTGTTATCTACGGAATGAGAACACAAGAAGAACAACAGAAGTTGTTTGACGCAGGCAAATCGCAGACCATGAAGAGTAAGCACCTAACTGGTGACGCAGTAGACTTAATGGCTTACGTAGACGGAAAGGCAAGTTGGGAACTCAACCTGTATGACGATCTGGCAGACGCTATGAAGTGGGCAGCCACAGAAGAAGGTGTGGTTGTTAGATGGGGCGCAGCTTGGCATATAGATGACATATCAACTTGGGATGGCACAATGGAAGACGCTATGATGGCGTACATTGACCTACGCAGATCTCAGGGTAGAAGACCATTTATTGATGGTCCACATTTTGAACTTAATTAATGGACATAAAAGTATCCATAGGGCTTGCCGCAACTTTGGCAATGCAAATCTCTGCTGCGGTTTGGTACGTAGCTCAGACGGATGCTACTATTAAAGACTTATCAGCTACAGTTGCTGAACTAAGTTCTGCTAACTTGAAGAGAGATGTAGATGTTAACGCTAGTAATATTACAAACATTGACGGTGACGTTAAATCTCTAGGCACACACTTAGCTAGAGGCATAGGTGATAGCAATGACATACTTAGACGTATTTCTATTTTAGAAACAGACGTATTGTACATGCAAAGAGAGATATACAGGAATGATCGCTAATGCCTAGAAACTATAAGAAAGAATACGCTAACTACGATGGCACTCCTAAAGTTAAGAAGAAGAGAGCCAATCGCAATCAAGCTAGACGAATTATGACTAAAGCAGGTGTTGTTCGTAAAGGTGATGGCAAAGATGTTCATCACGTAAATGGGAACACACGTGATAACCGCAGGAAAAACTTAAGAGCAGTTCCTGCTAGTAAGAACAGGACAAGGAGAATATAATATGCCTCACGGTAAAGGAACGTATGGAAGTAAGAGAGGTAGACCGCCAAAAGCTAAGACAATGGGTTACGCAACTGGTGGTATGAAAGCCACATCAGCTAAAGGTAAAAAAGAGCCTGCGCTAGATAAGAAAAGCATGAGAGGTAAAAAACCACCTACTGCTGTAGTAATAGCTATGAATAAGGGCGGTAAAGTTAAACGAGGAAGAAGCGGTAAAAAGTAATAACGGCTTTGCAAACTTGTCTGTGGTAGTGATAAGTAATTTGGTTATAACTATGTCTGTATTAGACAAGGAGATAACTAATGAAATACTACATACACAAAGCTTGGTCTAGCTTTTTAGACTACCAAGAACGAAGAGCCGCATACGTAACATTAAAGAGCCTACCTGACTATCTATTAAAAGATATGGGAATACATAGGTCAGAACTACAATATAAAGTTTTTCATGGAGGGAAAAAATGAGAAGATATTTGAAACGCATATACTGCGCAATACTAAATCGTAAGTGTTGCGATACTTGTAATTGTAATGAGTAGAAGGACAACACCACTTAGTTTAATACTGTGGAACGTAACGTCTGTGCTGTGTGTAGACACACTATGTCTGTCGTCAATGGCAGGCTAGAATGTGCCTATTGCTCCGTCTTCTACAATTTTAATATTGCAAAAGATTGGCTAGAACACATATACAATAAAGAACACGGAGAGGATAAACGTGAGACAACTGACAGAGAAACAACAAGCTTTTTTGAACGTCTTATTCGATGAGGCAGGCGGCGATGTTGTTACAGCTAAGAAGCTTGCTGGCTATGCAGATGGGATGGCTACAAGTGATATACTTAAGTCATTAAAGGAGGAGATAAGTGCTGCTACCACCGAATATATGGCAAGAGTTGCTCCTCGTGCTGCTGTTGCTATGGGCAATGCACTACTTGATCCAACAGAACTTGGCATAAAAGAAAAAATGATCGCCGCAAAAGACTTGCTTGACAGAGCAGGTTTTACTAAAACGGAAAAAGTTAATGTAGAATCTACAGGAGGCATTTTTGTATTGCCTGCTAAAGAAGGAAAAAATGAGTAATATTAAGTGGGTTGGAACAAAGAAAAAACTAGAACAGCTTCAATAGCTTTATTTGTTATTTGGTCAGCTTACTTCGTAGTAGAGTATTTATGATGAGTGCATCTGAGAGTTTAGGATACTGGACATTACCAAAGCCTGAAATAAACCAGAAGGCTTGGAGTAGAATACCGAGGGTTGCAAGAACTATTCCTTTCGGTTATAATGTTGATGAAACCGATGATGACTTCTTAATACCTATTGAGAATGAATTAGAATTACTAGAAAAAGCAAAACAACATTTAATACAATTTAGTTACAGGGATGTAGCAAACTGGTTAAGTAAAGAGTCAGGCAGATACATCTCACATGTAGGTTTAAAAAAGAGAATACAAGTTGAGCGAAAACGTAAGAAAGCAGCTACAATTAAACGCAAACTTGCCTCAAGGCTCGAAAAGACGCTCCAAGAGATCAAGAAGCTCGAACAAGAAACAACAGGAAGCTACTCCCCAGAAGCAAGAGCCTGAAGTTATACAAACTGTTCCTGCTGAAGTAATCGCTGAACCGTTTGAAGTACAACAAGCACAAGATGTTGTCTTTAAACCAAATGACGGACCTCAAACAGACTTCCTAGCATCATCTGAAAGGGAAGTGCTATATGGAGGTGCAGCAGGGGGTGGCAAAAGTTTCGCAATGCTTGCAGACCCTCTGCGAGGCTTAAATGACCCAAACTTTAGTGGGTTGCTTGTACGACACACGACAGAAGAACTAAGAGAACTAATA